TTGTTTGAAAATCAAACTCCAGAAACACAAGCGGCAATATACGAAGAAATACAGCGAGTATGTGCCGGTGATCCTAGAGTGTATATCAGTGGCATACAAATGTTTTCCCAACAAAACGGCATTTTAATACAGCTAGGTATAGCGGTAGTACCCAGCACCACAGCGCAACAGTTGAGTATATTTTTCAATCAACAGCAACGATCAGCCACCTACGTTTAACTACCCAGTTTATTGTTTCGCTAAATACTTGAACTAGGAACATTTATGGCCACAACCTCAAGACAAACAGCGATTTTTGGCGTCGAAGATTGGAAACGAATCTATCAGACTTACCAGGAAGCTGACTTCCAGAGTTATGATTTTGAAACTCTGCGTAAGAGTTTTGTAGACTACTTGCGCCTGTATTATCCTGAGACTTTTAACGATTATATTGAAAGCTCGGAATTTATTGCCTTGTTAGACGTTATGGCCTTTATGGGACAAAGTTTAGCATTCCGCACTGATTTAAACACACGTGAAAATTATTTAGACACTGCCGAGCGCAGAGATAGTGTAGTACGTCTGGCCAATTTAGTTAGCTATACGCCTAATCGTAACACAGAAGCATCAGGATATCTCAAAGTATTTTCCGTGTCAACTACAGAAAATCTTGTTGACTACAACGGCATCAACCTTGCTAACCTTACTGTAAATTGGGCAGATCCTACAAACTTAGATTGGCAAGAACAGTTCACCACTATCCTTAATGCTAGTTTAGTCAACACACAAAAATTTGGAAATCCTGGTGCAAAGCAAACGATTCTAGGAGTTGATACTCAGGAATATACTATTAATTTAGTACCAGGGTATTTGCCAGTAATTCCGTATACCGCTACCGTAGACACAGTAAACATGCCATTTGAAGTGGTTAACAGTACCTTTGCTGGTCGAGATTATGTGTACGAACCAACGCCATTGCCCAATGGTCAGTTTAATGTAATGTTCCGCAATGACCAACAAGGATTTCTCAGTGCCAACACAGGATTTTTCTTCTTGTTCAAGCAAGGAGTATTACAAAATCAAGATTTTAATTTGGCAGAGCGCATCGATAATCGTGCTGTGGCCATTAACATCGAAGGCATTAACAACACCGATGTCTGGCTTTATCAGTTAGACAACCTAGGTAATGTTTCGACCTTTTGGGAACAAGTACAAAGTGTCTACGCCGCTGCGGTGGAGCAACTAGCTCCAGGCACTAGAAATATTTACAGTGTGGCCAGTAGAACCAACGATCAGATTACTTTAAACTTTGGCGATGGAATATTCAGCACAATCCCAGTTGGCACTTTCCGTACGTATGTACGAGCCAGTAATGGTCTAACTTATATTATTAATCCGATAGAAATGCAAAATGTGAGTATACCTATCAGCTATGTAAGTCGTACTGGTCAAATTGAGACTATGACATTTACCTGTGGTATTACACAACCTGTGACTAATGCCCAGGCACGTGAGACAATCGCTGAAATTAAACAACGTGCACCAGCACAATATTACACACAGAATCGTATGGTCAACGGTGAAGACTATACCAACTTTCCATTTACACAGTATAACAGTATTCTCAAAAGCACCGCAGTAAATCGTGCCAGTATCGGTACCAGTCGTTACCTTGACCTGGTCGATGGCACAGGCAAATATTCCAGCACTAATATTTTTTCCAGTGATGGAGCATTATATGAATCTAATAACCTATACACCTTTCAATTTAGTTGGCTAACTGCAAATGATATTTCAGATGCTGTAATTAATCAGATTAATCCATTGGCTACTAGAGCGGGCCTACAACAGTTTTATTATGCTAATTTTCCACGGCCTACCCTGGCCGTCCTAAACTATACATGGCACCAAAGCACAGTGATTACTAACGAGACCACAGGGTACTTTGAAAATTCCCTGGGCAATCCGGTACCTATTGGCAGTTATGCCAGCAACAACACCAAATATATACTGGAAGGTAGCTTGGTACAATTTGCAGCACCCAGTGGCCAGTATTTTGATCAAGATAATCATTTGGTAGTAGGGGTACCTGTAAACGCAGAAGACAAGCTGACAATCTGGGCCAGCCCTACAGCCGTTTATCTATCAGGTACAGCACAAGGCCTGGGCAACTTGCCATCGGGTGTTGGTCCTGTGGTATTAAACACCTTTGTTCCAACTGGTGCAATTCCTATCTTGGTTATCCCATTGTTTACCACGGATATTCCTACCAGTGTGCAACAAAGCGTTGTTGAACAAATTTCGCTTAATCAAAATTTTGGCCTAGGCTATAATAATCTCACTGATACTTGGTATGTTATTACTTCAACCAATCTTGCAATAGACGCTGCATTCAGTTTAACAAATGCACAAAATACCTCGGGTACTAATATTGATGCCAGCTGGTTAATACAGTGCACCTACAGTGGATCAACATATACAGTAGTTTCAAGATCGCTGGAATATTATTTTGGCAGTGTGCTACAAACAAGATTTTTCTTTTACACAAGCGATCCTATCTACGATAGTAGAACTGGCACAGTAATTCGTGATTACATTAATGTGTTAAAAATTAACAGTCAGCCCGATACCGCTACCCCGATTGGCTCTGATAATATATTAACCATTATTGATCAGCCAGTACTTAGTGATGGCCTGGTGGATGATTTCCAAGTCGTGGTTAGTTTTACCACCTCTGGCGGCGGGTTAACACCAGTTAATCCAGATTTCTTTAACGACTTGGTAGCACCATCAATTAATGCCAATCAAAAATATGTGTTTTTTCAAGCCACAGTTGACCTTGATAATTTACAACGATATCTGTTAATAGAAGCCGACATAGTTAACAGCAACTATGCAACCTTGGCAGATATACAAGCGGTGCAGACACAATATGTCGTTGGACAAGTATTTTATGCTTACTCAATTCAGATATTTTACATCCTAGGGGTAGACAGCCTAGACAACCCAGTATTAACAGTTTCTAACAGCTATCAGGCCAAGGTGGGTCGGCAAGATTTGTATTTCCAATATCGCCATAATAGTCCATTGACTAATAGAATCGATCCTGGATCAACTAATATTATCGACGTGTACGTGGTAACCAATGCATACTATAGATCTTATGTTAACTGGTTGCAAGATACCACTGGCACTGTAGTAGAACCTGCGCCAGAAACAATCAATGAATTAACCACTGCTTACCAAGGTTTACAAAATTATAAAATGATATCAGATAATATGATTCTTAACAGTGTAGATTTCCAACCATTATTTGGACAAAAGGCCGACGCAGCCCTCCGAGCTACAATCAAGGTTATTCGAGCGAGTGGCAGTACTGCCAGTGTCAGCGCCATTAAGAACTCAGTAGTGGCCAGTATGAATGCGTATTTTGATATTGCCAACTGGAATTTTGGAGATACTTTCTATTTTAGTGAGCTGGCCGCGTACATACATCAAAATATTGGCTCCGTAGTCAGTAGTGTGGTATTAGTTCCCCTAGACACACAAAAGAGTTTTGGTGACTTATATGAAATTAGATCAGCTCCTAATCAAATTTTTGTTAATGGGGCCACAGTAAATGACGTGGAAGTTATTACGGCCTTGACTAGTACCAATCTACAAACTGCTCCTGGCAGCGGGGTAATTTAATGGCCAAGCAACTACGCAGTGTAGATTTCCTGCCAGAGATATTTCAAACACCAGTTAACAAGCAGTTCCTGTCGGCCACACTGGATCAACTGATCCAGAATCCACAGTTTACTCAAACACAAGGTTTTATTGGACGCAGAGTCGGCCCCGGAGTCAATGCTAATGATAGCTATGTTGTTGAGCCTACTAAAATTCGCACAGATTATCAGTTGGAACCAGGAGTAATACAAACGGATCCAACTGACACACGTCGTATAGTTGACGCTATAACTTATCCTGGTATTAATGATGCACTGTCACTTCAGGGTGCTATTACCGACAACAGTGATACCCTTTATACCAGTGACTACTACACCTGGGACCCGTTTGTTGATTTTGACAAGTTTGTAAACTATGCACAGTATTATTGGATTCCCGGTGGGCCTCTAGCGGTAGATGTATCCGCCACCGGGGTTCCACTAACCGATAGCTTTACAGTAACTCGAGCCAACGGCGTATATACTTTCTCCGGAGTCTCCGGCAATAATCCAGCACTTACACTAGTACGTGGTGGTAGTTATACTTTTAATGTAGCACAGAATTCTACAGAAACTCAAAATTTTCGTGTAACCAACAATGACACCAGCTCATGGAATATCGATTATCAGCCCAACCCAACATTAACCTTGGTTCGAGGCAACACCTATGTATTCGATTTGTCACAGTCCTTTCCCTGGGCATTTTACATCAAGACCGAACTTAGTTTTGGTACTACTAATATCTACTCTAATGGTGTGTTTAACAACGGTGGTAGTGCTGGCCTAATTACATTCACAGTACCCCAGGATGCTCCTGATACATTATATTATTGTAATGATGTACAATTTAATCTACGTGGGCAATTTACTATTATTGATGGTACTCCGGGTACCGGCCCAGGATTTTGGATTCAAACTGATCCAGGAATCAACGGTCGCATTCCTACTACACCTAATATTAGCAGTAGAGATGTATTAGGAGTTACCAATAACGGAGAAGATTTAGGCACAGTTACATTTGATGTGCCATTGGCTACAGCACAGAATTTTTATTACAACATGCCTAGCATTGGCACAGTGGACTTGCTTACAGATTTACAATTTGACCAGATCAATAATCAATTTGTGGAATCATTTTTTACAGCCAATCCTACTGGAATTGATGGAATTACAAATTTAGAAAATCGTACCATAGCGTTTATTACGCAAAATTCAGATCCTGATACCGGCGGCTGGCAACAGACTACATTCTTTGACCCACTACTCAATGCAGGCAATGTAGAAAGCGGCCCTGGATCTTATGATTCTGTGGAGTATGACCAGACTACCTACATTACAGATCCAGCGACACAGTATAGTGTATGGCGCATACAGTATCTAACTGCCGAAGGCGGTGGTGGGATCTATATGTCATTACAGTTTGTACAAAATGTAGACCTTGAAAATAAATTTACAGTTGCATTTGGCGCCGAATATTCTAGTACAGGGTGGTACAAAGATACCTCCGGATTCTTTAGTCAAATTCCGTTGCTCACTGCTGATAAAAATCTGCTGTTCTATCAAGACGGCACAGATCCAGAAATATTTGGACAAATTCGTGTAATAGATCTAGACATGTCGGTTACAATTAATGTTGACGATATCTTAGGATCTTCTACTTATAGTAGTCCTAATGGAGTAACATTTACCAACGGCATGAAAGTGGTATTCCGTGGCAATGTTTATCCTACCTCATACCGAAACAATGAATATTATGTAGAAGGGGTAGGCACTGCAATACAATTGTTGCCGGTTACTGATTTCGTTACTCCAGAAACCTATACAAATAATCAAACAATTCCATACGATTTTGCACCATACGATGCATTCACGTTTGATGGGTTTTTAAGTCAACCCACGGTACCGGACTACCTAACTATTAATCGTGCTAGCCCAGATCTGAACGCATGGACTCGTAGCAATCGGTGGTTCCATATTGATGTGATTACTGCTAGTGCTGAATATAATAATGTTACTCCGGTGCTAGATAATAATTTCCGTGCCCGCAGACCAATTTTAGAATATCGTGCAGGTACACGTTTATTTAATTTTGGTACTCAAGGTAAACAAGCAGTAGACATTATTGATTTTACACAAGGCGATGCACTGAGTAATGTAAACGGATCTCTTGGGTACAGTACCGACGGATACACGTTAATCAACGGAAGCACAATTATTTTTGCCAGAGATTCGGATCCAGAAGTACGTAAAACAATTTACAGAGTAGAATTTATTATTCCCGACACTGTTCCGCCGCTAATTCCCGAACCTATAATTGCGTTAATGCCTGTCACAGACGGAACTACATTAATTGATCAGACCGTGGTTATTTTAAATGGAGCCACTCAACAAGGACTTTCGTACTATTATGATGGTGTAAATTGGATTAATGCTCAACAAAAAATTAGTGTAAACCAGCCACCGTTGTTTGATATCTATGATGCCAACGGAATTAGTTTTGGTGATAGAGCAGTATACCCTAGCTCAAACTTCACAGGCAATCCGTTGTTTAGCTACGCCATTGGCGATGCCGCGCCAGATCTTGTGTTGGGATTCCCATTAACCTATCTAAGTTTGACCAACATTGGTGATATTGTTTTTGATAACAATTTTTACGTAGATTCGTTTAATTATACCACTAATAGTGTTGGACAGACTATAGCACTGAGTACAGGATTTGTACGCCAGTACAGTACTCGCGTTACCTTTGACCGAGAGATTGGTTGGCAGACAGCAGTTACCCCTAGTTTGATTCGTCAACAATTTCAGTTTACCTATGCTGGTAGTCCTCTATTGTTAGACGTGGCTGTTAATTCAAACAACACCGTGCCGGCTATACAGATGTTTGCTAATGGCGCCTTCCAGGAATCTTATAATTATCAGTATACTGTGGGCACCAATACAACTACAATTAATTTATTAACCACATATGAGTTGGGCACCTTGATCGAATTGTCAGTGCTCAGCGACCAAGTTAGTGTACAAGGATTCTACGAAGTTCCTATTAACCTGGCCAATAACCCATTGAACGGCAACAGTGAGCAATTCACGCTGGGAACCATACGCAATCATTATAGTACCATTGCACAAAATCTTATTAATTTGTCAGGCCCGGTAATCGGAGCCAACAATACTAGAGACTTAGGCAACATTGGTCCCTACGGTTTGCAGATTCTACAACAAAGTTCGCCATTGACCTTAACCGGTTATTTTATGCGCGATGCCAATTATAATATTTTTGCCTCGTTGGCCTATAACAGTACAGAATATATTAAATTTAAGTCACAGTTATTAAATGCTGTAACGACATTTGGCATTGCTGAGTACGGTAATTGGACCGTGGCCCAATTACTAGATGCTAGTATGGCACAAATTACAGCGGGCCGCACAAATCTAAATTCATTTTATTGGAGTGACATGGTGCCATCCGGCACAACGTTCATATCAAATTCCTACACAGTTAATCCTATAACTACCAACAGATTTAACACAGTACAAACCTACAACTTTACTGAATCAAATTATTTAGGTTTATGCGTTTATATTAATAATGTGTTGTTGACCCGCGGCGATGGCTATACAGTGTCTACCGAAGGCCCAACACTAACTGTTCTTGCACCATTGGCAACCGGCGATGTGGTTACTATTAATGAATATTCAGATACCGCCGGCAACTTTGTACCCAACACACCTACCAAGTTAGGTCTGTATCCTAAATATGAACCAACGATTTTCTTGGATAACGATTATGTAAATCCTACCCAGGTGATACAGGGTCACGATGGATCGATTACTGTGGCCTTTGGAGACATACGCGATAATGTATTATTAGAATTTGAAACTAGAATATTTAATAATCTTAAAAACGATGGCAACCCTCCTCCATTGGTAGCCGAAGACGTAATTCCTGGCTACTTCCGCACTACAGATTATACACAAGCAGAAATTAATCAAATCCTAGGAGAAAATTTCTTAGCCTGGGTTGGCGCAAACAAACTAGATTACACAGCACAGACCTATATAGCCGACAATGAATTTACTTGGAACTACAGCCAGGCTGGAAACAGACTTGATAATACGCCGTTGTTAGGTGCATGGCGAGGTATCTATCGTTGGTTCTATGATACCTTAACTCCTAATCTTACACCATGGGAAATGCTGGGCTTTGGCGAAATGCCTACTTGGTGGACTGATCGATATGGTCCTACCCCATACACCAGTGATAACTTAGTTCTATGGGACGATCTAGAGGCTGGCTTAGTAGCAGATCCTGTTGCACCATATGTTATACCTAAATATCGCCGCCCAGGGCTAACGTCAGTTATTCCTGTAGACGGCCAAGGCGAATTGGTATCTCCTTTATACAGTGTGGTTGGTGCATACAATCCACAAGGCTTTGTTAAGAGCTGGGCGGTAGGCGACGGCGGCCCGGTAGAAGCATCATGGTGGATGAGCAGCAGCTATCCGTTTGCTGTTATGCGCCTACTGCTTTTAACTCGTCCAGCAGAATTCTTTAGTTTGTTCGCCGACCGCGATCTATACAAATACGATGCCGACCTAGATCAATATCTCTACAACGGTCGTTATAGAATACAACCACAAAATATTCAAGTATATGGCAACGGTGTTAGCAAGGCCAGTTATATTAACTGGATTGTGGATTATAATCAACAGTTGGGCATTGATAGCACAGATGCGCTGACTACCGACTTGGCCAATCTCGATGTAAGATTATGCTATCGTGCCGCATCGTTTGTGGCGCAACAAAATCTAAACATGTACTTGGAAAAGAGCGCACCACAGAGTCAAAACGCCAGCCAGTTGATCCCTCAAGAGAGTTACAATTTATTATTGTATAAAAATCAGCCGTTTAACCGTATAAACTACAGTGCTGTGATTGTGGAAGTAGTCGAGGGTGGCTACAGTGTGTATGGGTATAGTACCTCTGATCCGTATTTTTCTATATTGTCCAGCAAGGTAACAGGACTTACACAAACCCTTACTGGTGGAAATATTTCAGTGACTGTGCCAACTCAATATACCAACCGCACCGCACAAATACCCTACGGATACACCTTTACTAACTTAGCCGGCGTGGTTGATTTCTTGTTGAGCTACGGTGAATACCTGACCAGCCAAGGTCTTACATTTACTGCGCAAGAAAACAACTATACGTTAAACTGGATACAAATGGCCCAGGAGTTCCTGTACTTTGCTAACCAAGGCTGGGCAGCCGGCACTATTATTAATTTGAATCCATCGGCAACTCAGGTTGTATCCTTCAAGGCCGGAGCGGTAGTAGATTCTATTGTAACCTACACTCCAGAAAATCTAGTGTTGGATCAAAACCGCCAGGCACTAAATGCTAGAGATTTGATCATACGTCGAGAAGGAAACACGTTTACTCTCAGACCTGGGGCTGGCGGTGGCCATACCATTAGTTACTTACAATTAAAATTTACCGACTACGAAGATATGGTTGTCCTGGACAACACTACAATCTTCAATGACCTAATCTATAATACCATCACAGCCGAGAGACAAAATCGTCTCAAATTAAGTGCGGCTACTTCAACCCAGTGGGATGGTACGTTAAATGCCCAGGGCTTTATCTTAAATCAAGATAATGTAGTAGCATGGAAAGGCAATACCAAATACACCAAGGGCGATATTGTTATTTACAAAAACAATTATTGGCAAGCATCGACTATTATACAACCCAAGACTACCTTTGAATATGCTGATTGGTATAAGAGTAATTACGCCCTTATACAACAAGGTTTATTACAAAACTTAGCCACCAAGGCTGATCAATTGGCCAATAGCTATGATACACAAACTGCTAATCTTAATAATGACAATGATCTGTTGGCATTTGGCCTAATTGGATTTAGACCAAGACAATACATGGTTGATTTAAATCTAAGTGATACTAGTCAAGTTAACCTTTACCAACAATTTATTAAGACCACCGGTAGTAAGCGGGCCACAAACTTGTTTACCGAGGTTAATTTCAATAATCTAGCAGGCCAATACAACATATATGAAAACTGGGGGATATTGGCCGGTACATATGGCGCACAAGCCAATCGTAGTTGGTTTGAAATAGCCCTCAATGAGTCAGTACTAACCGGTAACCCTAGCACAGTGCAAATTATTCAGCCTGGTGAACCTAGTTTAGCCGAGCAATCTATATTATTAAGTAATCTTTGGGCAGAAAGTTATGCCATACCTAATACTGATATATTGTCCACAACTTATTCTAGAAATCTAGATACCGCATTGCCCACAGCTGGTTATGTCAATATCGATGAGGTAGACATCACAGTATTCAATCTTGATAATCCTTCGGCCATTGCTGCAAACTTGAGCACCGTCGGTAATGGTACTAAAATTTGGGTGGCACAGGTCAATAGTTACGATTGGGGCATTTATCAGTGCGACCAGGTACCGGGCCGATTAACACAGTTAACAGATAACCTTAACGGTACTAGCCGTGCTCAGTTTAGCACCACAGTTACTCTAGCAGTAGGCGATCTAATAATTATTCGTTATTTTGACACAGCGGTAGATGGAGTGTATCGTGTATTAAGTAGGCCTACTATTGACACGGTGGTTATTCAATACGAATTTACCAACTCCAACCAAACCACACTTACTGGCACTGGCATTGTATTTTATCTGCAGACCATGCGTGTAAGCCAAGCCAGCGATGTCGGAAACTTGCCGTACGCCACTCGATTAGTACCAGGTGCGACTGCATGGGTTGATAATAATGGCTCAGGACAATGGGAAGTTATAGAAAAACAAAATCCGTTTACACCAGCTCAACTGATATCTCAAGAGCCTCTTCAAGAAGATTCGTTGTTCGGACTCAGCATATCTCAGAGTGCCAACCATTATAGTTTATTAATTGGAGCTCCGGCGTCAGATTCTGGTTTGGGAATATTATACACATATCGTCGTAGCGATGTTGGATATGTAAAAAACACAGAATTACAACTCTCAGCAACAGACACAGTAGGGTATGGTAACAGTGCAGACTTTGGTAATGCAACCTGGGCCGTGGCTGGCGCCAGTGCCAGTAATTCCTCTGCAGGATATGCCACAGTAATATACCTAGTACCAGGATCCAACGAGTATGTACAAACACAGTTATTAGTAGCTCCAGACGAGGATTTTAGTGCAATAGAATTTGGATCAGCAGTAAAAATAAGCGATGACGAGCGGTGGATGTATATTACAGCACCGGCTGGCAACAAAATATATGCCTATGGTCGAGTTGATGTGCCAGAACAATATACATCTTATGTAACAGATGGCATTACCTATGCGTTTAACTATAGTGATAGTATTATGATTGATTTTGCCTATCCTGGGCAATTGTTGGTAACCTTTAATAATACCGCACAAACATATGGCGTAGATTATACCCTCTCCGGAACTATGGTTCAGTTTATATCCGCACCACCACCTAATAACATAATAACTATTCGTCGGAGAGCATCAGTTCAGCTAGATTCTACTACATACCAAGGAGTAATTCAATCTAGCACCACAGGATCCGGGTCTGGTGCTACATTTACTGTAAACAATACCCGAGGAAATTATTCAGTTAGCCTAACAGCTCCTGGTATTAATTATGCCGTTGGCAACGATGTAGTCATTGACTACACACAAATTGATCCTTCAGGAAGTGCAGCCAATAATATTACCATTACTGTAACTGAGGTCACCGATGGCGGCATTACTGGATTTACCTGGATTGGCAGCGGAGTAGACAATACCGCGGTATTTTTGTTAACTGATTATTTGTATACCGCTACCACATACGATTCGTTTACAGTTATAGTCAATGGAGTGTTACAACGCCCTTACATTGACTACACATTTAGCAGTGGAACCCTTACATTTATTACTGTTCCTGCGGCAGCCGCGGTAATCATAGTTAACTCTGGAGTAGGCGGAGCTTATTGGCAGTATGTAGATTCTCTTACAAATAATTATTGGCCCATTGAGGTTGATGCCAATGCCAGACTTGGCAACAGCATTACTACCGATAGTCTAGGTAGACAAATCCTAGCCGGTGCACCATATGATAGTGCACCTAATGCCGATGGTGATATTATTGCCAATGCTGGCGCGGTGTATGCATTTGATCGCAGCGTAATCGAGTACATTATCACCGATGCTGAACAATTAAGCTACAGCATCCCCGGAGACTATACAGATCCTGTGGCAGTGATATTAAATAATCAATACTTAACCAACACCGCTCAATATATCGATGGTCAGTTTACTGTAAGCGGGTCAACTATTATATTATCTAGCTCAATAACATTGACCATAGGTGATACTTTAGAAATCGAAACTAATCAATTCCAGTTTATACAAAAATGCATAGCCGACACTGTATTTGATGAGGCTGATTTTGGTCAAGCTGTGGATATTTGCCCTAATAATTGTAGTGTATATATTGGAGCGCCACTTGATTCCTATGCCACAGGTATAATTCAAGCGGGTATGGTACAACGTCAAGTAAACCAGTCTAGAATTTACGGAATAACAACCAGCACAGTGGCCAACCCTGTATTAACCTCCGGCGATACCCTACGCATCAACAACATAGAAGTAACCGTACCATTGTCTCCAGATAACACAGTGGCCGGTTTTGTGGATGCGATCAATGCTGCTAATATATCTAACGTTATAGCATCAACTACCCCGGATGTATATCTATTCGGCGATGGAGTTACACAACTATTTGAAATTGGAAATATTTACTCATCTGCATCAGCATATACCACAGTGGTCTATGTCAACGACGTCTTACAAACAGCCAATGTAGATTATACCTATAACAATGCTATACAACAAATTGCATTTGTCTCTGCGCCAACTGCGGGCTCTACAATTTTAGTAGTAGCTGGCCGCATGACAGTCAACGTAATTAACAGCGTCGCTGCGACAGTGTTTAACAAACTTACAGTGTTGCCTGGCGTAACTGCTGATGGTAGTACCATCGGGTCAGCATTTTATGACCTTGGATTTACAACCTATGCTTACACGCAGACCATTGTTAGTCCTAACCCTACAGACTATGCTTATTTTGGTCAATCTCTTAAGATTAACACAACCGCTATAAATTTAGTTGTTGGCTCTCCAAACGGAACTGTTTATAAGCCAACTACATTTGACGATGCCCAAACTTATTTTGATGAGCGCAGCACAACCTTCTTTACAACCATAGTAAACAGTGGCGTTGCCTACACATTTGATTCTCTACCAAGTTCTGATAATTCTTTAGCCAACCCGGGTAAGTTTGTATTTGGCCAACAATTATATAATGATGGCATGGAAGTAGGAGATGAGTTTGGATACTCTGTAGATTATCGTAATGATCGTGTGGTTATTGGATCTCCTGGCATTGAACTTATAGAAGGCTATGAAGGTATTGTGTTTGATGGTGATGTTAGTGTATTTGATAATCCCAACGATCTTCCAGTGTGGACCGTAATCCATACTCAACAACCAATGGTGGATGTAAATCTTATTAATTCTGTTTATTCATATGACAAGTTGTTAAACAGTACTCAAACATATTTTGATTACATTGATCCACTACAAGGCAAAATTTTAGGTGTTGCCCGCAGAAATATTGATTTTATTGGCGCTGTTGATCCAGCAAGTTATAACACTGGTTCTGTGCATAATATAGGCACCAGTTGGGGGCCAGCACACGAAGGTGAAATCTGGTGGGATACTAATTCAGTTAGATTTATTGATGCCAACCAAGACAACATAATCTATGCTAGTCGCAGATGGGGCCAAGTGTTCCCAGGTAGTACCATTGATATCTACCAGTGGGTTGCAAGTTCTGTTCCACCAGTTAATTATGCCGGCACCGGAGCTCCGCTTAGTACCACTAACTACACCGTACATTCCTCAATCGACAATCAAGGTCTATTAATTACTACCTATTTTTTCTGGGTACGCGGAATCAACACAGTGGTAACCGCAGCTGGAAAAACTCTAAGCGCCACGGCTATTGCTAGTTATATTTTAAATCCAGCAGGCAGTGGACTACCTTACATAGCCGCGTTAACTGCCAATGCCATAGCCATATACAATGCCAACACGTTATTGTCAGCCTCTGATACTATATTACATGTAGAATATGATCGTCAGGCCATTGGTGGCGACAACAACATCCATACTGAATATGCGTTTATTGCCGACGGCAAAGCCGAGGCATTCTTAGATGCCAATTTGTATCGCAAATTACTAGACAGCTTGTGTGGAGCAACTACCACAGGCGCAGCCGTACCAGATCCATTATTAAGCCCTGGCATGCAACACGGTGTACAATTCCGTCCACGCCAAAGCATGTTTATTAATCGCTTCAAGGCCTTGGAAAATTATCTAGGCCGGGCCAATACAGTGTTGGCACAATACCCAATTAGTGAGACCCGTAGTTTTAATTTGTTAAACAGTAGTGAACCTACACCAGCCGCCGATACCGGTGCCTGGAACTATGAGGTAGCCACACTTGAAATTTTATCATATCAAGATCTTGCATTGGTTCCTATCGGTTACAAATATTTGGTATTATCAGATGCCGACCAAAGCGGTCGCTGGACCATTTATGAAGTGGCTCAAGGCACGTTACCAGGTCAACTAATATTAAATTTAGTTCGGGTACAAAACTACGATACACCGTTGTACTGGAGTTATATCAACTGGTATCGCGTTGGATATAATAATAGTATACAGCCCGTGGCTACTGTGGCCAATACCGCAGGGCTGCAGACATTAAGTTTAACTACTGCACCAGTTGGCAGCAGTGTCAAAGTCACGGCCAATGGCCAGGGCAAGTTTGAAATTTACCTGCGCAGCCTTACTGGGTGGGATCGTGTTGGTCTTGAAGATGGTACCATTGAGTTCAGTGAGGTGCTTTGGAATTATCAGTTAGGCGGCTACGGCTTTGATACAGAAGTATTTGATGCACAGTATTTTGATCAAGAGCCTGTGATTGAGACTCGCCAAATTATAAAAGCTATCAACGAAGAATTATTCATTGACGATCTATTAATTGAACGTAACCAATCTTTAATGTTGGTATTCCAGTTTATCTATAGTGAATTCACCAGCCCACATTGGTTAGTCAAGACCAGCTACATTCATGTAGACCACGTGATCCGCGGACTCCTGCCGTATCAATTATATCAACCGGATAACCAGACGTTTGTATTAGATTATCTTGGCGAGGTTAAGCCGTATCACGTACAGACCCTGGCATTTAATTTGATCTATGATGGCATAGACACATTCGCGGGCGCATTAACTGACTACGATGTTCCTGCATATTGGAATCTTGATTTAGATTTTCCACAGTTTGTAAGCCCAATACTAACACCATATACCTATTCCGGCAGTGTAGACCAATCGTTTAACAGCGATGCAGATGCTACCGCACAAATTTGGTTGGAGAGACCATGGAGTGAGTGGTACAATAATTATTTGTTAGGCTGCCAATCAGTTACGGTAACCAACGGCGGCACCGGATACACAGTGACTCCAGACGTGGTAATAACCGGAGATTGCATAACTCCAGCACAACTGACCGCAACTATAAACAGCGCAGGCCTGGTGGTATTAATTACTGTCGTCACCCCCGGGTCTGGGTATAGTACCACACCTGCAATTACATTCACAGGCGGTAATGGATCTGGTGCTGCTGCTGTGGCACACATGGGCAACGATCTAGTACGGTCGATTAAAACAACAATCAAATATGATCGCTGTGAATATGTTAGCACCATTTATGAATGGCAAGCTGATGTAGTATATGTCACTGACGAACAAGTACGTTGGAACAATCGCGTATGGGCATCTAATAGTACACAATCTGCTGCAACATTTAATATTACCTCATGGACTGAAGTTGACGCCGATTCGTTAAACGGCGCAGACCGCACCATGGGATTCTACACCCCTACAGCAAATATGCCAGGGCTTAGTTTACCACTGTTAATAGATGGCATTGATTATCCCGGAGTACAAGTTACCGCCCCAACGTTTAGTCAAAACACCGGATTTGACGTTGGAAATTATGATATTAACCCATTTGATAATTTCTCTGTTGACGAAGTAGGTCGCCCAACGTATGACCAATCGATACTAGATGCCCGCTACTCTAGTGCATATCTAGACCCATACTTAGGAACCAGACCCACCGATATTAATGTAGACGGCGGCGGCTATATAGATGTGTTTAGTAGCCATGCTCCTGAAGAATTAATCCCAGGAAGCGAATTTGATACTTTAGACCTTCGTGTGTATACACGTCCTGGAGCAGATTGGTTGCAACGCGGCCATGGCTTCCCTAGTGCTGTAATTAAATATACGTTAGATTTAACAGAATTATCAATGAGCTTTGTTGGCGTGTTACCCTACACTGCATTGGTATTTGTATCCAACCAAACGCAAAATATAGATTTAGAGTTGGGTACAGATTACACGGTAGATTATGTTGCTCAAGCCGTGAACATTATTCCGGGCGGTAACACACTTGCCGGAGGTATAATAATAATTACTGCATACGAAATCGGCGGCGGAAATCAACTTTACAAAAATATCTACAATGGTGCAGAAGTAGGCAATATGGTCACAGTACCAGTGGACTATTATGAGATTGACGGAACTACGCCACAAATTCAAGAATTTGTAATTTTTGTCAATGGCGTAATAACCACCGATTATACCTATGCGGCCACAGGCAACCACGCAACCACAGTTACCTTTGATACAACCTACACAGATACTGATAGTATTACATTATATGTATTGGCGCCAACAGTAATAGACGTTACCGATACCGCTATTAACTATAGCTGGAGCACCCCACAAACACAGATAATTACCGGTACTGGCTCAACATTGAGTTTTACTCTGGATAATAGTTTAATCTATGTAAATCCAGATAGTTTAATAGTTACAGTCAACGGTGTCCGTGCTAGAACCGCAGCCGGTATACGGCATGTGGGTGATGGCAGTACTGCCTACACCTTGCCAGACAGATTAGGATTTAGTCAGTCTATAATTGCCGACAACCAGGTACACGTTTATGTCAACGACGTCGCGCAGATTTTAAGTGTAGACTTTGTAGTAGAACCATATGATGGCACTCCACGAGAAGTAATATTCTCTACAGAACCTGCATTTGGTTCAGAAATTTTAATCTATGTAACAACTGATACACAGTGTTATGTAAATGGCAATCAGTTGGTGTTCAATTCAGGCGGCGGACTTGTTCCTGGGCTTGGAGATATTATTGCTGCAACAACCTGGAATGATACCCGTCAACAAAAAATATTGAGTCAATGTTTTGTAGGACCAGTTACAGTTGGTGTTACTGTAGTCGAGGCATACGACAGCACTGATTTTGATATAGGTACAATAACAGGCGATACTGGAAGTTTTGATTACAGTTCTGGTATTGTTATAACAACAAACAATCTTGACATGGGAGTAGTAATAACCGATCCTGATCGCCTGTGGGTATCATTAAATGGTCGTAGATTATTTAATAACGCAGGATTTACAGTAAGCGGCACTGAGGTGATTTTATCATCTGGCGTCCTAAGCACAACCGATGTGGTTATGATTACCCAGTTTACAAATTTTGTGGTTCCAGAGGCCATGGCTTTCCGCATATTCCAAGACATGCGCGAGATACAGGCCACATATCGTATCACACCAAACACAACAACTGTTACCACCGACCCTGTGGCTATTACTGATGATATAATCTATGTAGCCGATGCATCTGCACTTCCAGAACCAAACTTTGATGTTAATGCCTGGGGTGTGGTAACTATTGATGCCGAGCGTATTATGTATCGTGAAAGAAACACCGTTGATAATACTATTAGTGGGCTATTAAGAGGTACTGCCGGCACTGCAATTACAACACATAGCACTGGTTCCATAGTGTATAATATAGGACGAGGAAATTTATTGCCAGTAGACTATCAAAATTACATAGTTAGCGACAGTACATTGGGCGACGGATCTACTACAGAATTTACCGCTGTAAATATAAACACAGAATTTGAAGATAGTACTATAATTGATGAAACCGTAGAAGTGTATGTAGGTGGCATACGGGTATATCAATCAAACGATAGTTCAATAACCAATGGATATACATTTATTGCCAATAATCCGGTAACTATATCCTTTGATATTGCTCCTCCGTCGGGAGTTGAGGTTACAATATTAGTACGTAGAGGAGTCACATGGTATGCACCAGGCGCCACTACCGCTAGTAACGGAGATCCACTCCAAATTACCAATACACCAGCTGCAAGGTTTTTACGGGGACTATAACCAAGGTAAATAATATATGAGTGAAAATATCATGCCTAACCAACCCAACACCGCCCAAAAATCTGCGGCTAAACGACCCAACGAAACCGGAGCTATTTCGGTTGAGGGTTTTATAAAGATTTTTGATCCTGCTACCAAAAAAGTATTTGTGGAGAAACGAGCATGATCCTTACACCTAGTTTAACCAGCATACAGGGCTTTTTAAAAGTTTACGACCCACAATCGGGTGAAGTATTTGTAGACAAAAAGAATGCGATTCATTACGAAAATATCAGTATTTGTATGGCCAATACTCTAGCTGACAGGAATACTGGCTTCATTTATAAAATGGCCTTTGGAAATGGGGGTAGTGCTGTTGATCCTACCGGTGTTATTACATATTTGCCACCAAATACCACTGGACAAAATGCCAGCTTATACAACGAAACTTATAGCAAAGTGGTAGACGATAACTCAGCCGCCGACACTGATCCTACTAACAACTATATGACTGTGGTGCATACGTCAGGGAATGTTTACACTGATATTATAACCACTTGTTTGTTAGACTACGGCGAGCCTGCCGGTCAACAAGCCTTTGACAATTCAACCAATTTTAATGGTGAATATGTGTTTGATGAACTAGGCTTACAGTGCTGGAATGGTTCGGCTAGCAATTTGTTGTTGATTACCCACGTTATTTTTCACCCGGTGCAGAAGAGCTTAAATCGCCAAATCCAAATAGATTATACTCTGCGCATTCAAACGTTAACGAACTTGAGTGCGGCATAAATATGAGCATATTACTTTGCGGTAAATACATGAATACGGAGCAATAAATGTCATATACAATTAACTTAACAGATGGTGCTTTATTTGCTACCATAGCAGACGGTACAATTAATACCTCAAGCTCAATGACCTTGGTAGGTAAAAATTACGCTGGATACGGCCAATTTTTAGACACCAACTTCATGCACTTGTTAGAAAATGCATCAAATACTACACAGCCGGGTGCGCCAATTACAGGACAACTTTGGTGGGACAGCGGCAACGGTGTGCTTAAGGTCTATCAAGGCACTACATTTAAAAACGTAGCAGCCGCTACTTCTAGTACCGTTGCTCCAGCAGGAAGTATTAGTGTAGTTGGCGATTTATGGTATGACAGCGTTAACGCACAATTAAACATATACACAGGAACAACCTGGTTATTAGTCGGCCCACAATTTACTTCGGGCACAGGTATCACTGGTGCTATTCCTGCCACAATTACAGATGATGTATCCGTAACCCATGTGGTTACAGAATTGTATGTAAACGATGCTATCGTGGGTATTATTAGTAAAGATACTGCGTTCACTCCTGCTATAGCTATTCCAGGATTTACCACAGTACGCCCTGGTATTACCCTGGCTACTACCGTTGCTGGCGTTGCACAGTTATTCCAAGGCACCGCTACAAATGCAAATACCCTAAATTCGTTGGCCAGTACATCGTTCATGAGAACTGATGCTAACACATCTACCAGCGGCACTGCGTCGGTGCTTAACAACACTGGATTAGCAGTGGGCGCCAACAGTGATTTTAGAGTCACTATATCCGGAACCGATGTTACATTAAGAAATCAAACATCGGGCGGCAATCTTTATCTTGGTGTTAACGTTGCAGGAAACACTACTCCAACACTGACCATGTTTGGCGCAAACGGCGCTATCAGTGGTAATCAAATCAACGCCAACTATGCCGACGTTGCAGAACGTTTTGAAGCTGACACCAGTTATGCTCCTGGAACTGTAGTTGAGCTCGGCGGAACAGCAGAAATCACTCAATCGACACAAGATTTAAGCGAATCTGTGTTCGGGGTCATAAGTACACGAGCAGCATACTTAATGAACAGCCAAGCCGGAACAGACATTACACACCCACCTGTTGCAATGACCGGTCGAGTTCCCGTAAAAACTATCGGACAGGTATTTAAAGGCGACAGATTAGTCAGCGCCGGAAACGGTATGGCAAGAGCGGCATTAGCCGGCGAAGCTACAGCATTTAATGTTATCGGTCGCGCACTTCGAGATAAATTAGATACAGGCGAAGGCACTGTGGAAGCTATAGTAACAATTAACTAATACCAAGGATCAAGTAATGACATATTCAGCAGGCGGATTAATTCAAGCAACGGACTATAATGGCTTTGTTAGCACTACAGCCGGAGCAAACGTTAATGCCACATGGAGTACGGGCGCTACTAACTCCGGCTGGGGCCAAACAGCCATCGGTACGGTAGCTGCAGCCGGCACTGTAACTGCCACACAGTGGGCCAGCTTGGTCAACACTCTCTCTAGTATGGGTAGTCAAACCGGCACAACAATAACAGCAAGAACAGCGCCAACCGCAGGTACAACAATTGCTGTGTTGGCCGCTGTAAACACCGACTTAACAAACTGCTATAACAATCGTGGTAATGCTGTGGGATCTGGTACTGCATACGGAACATTCTCAGGAACAACAAGTAAAACTACTGCCACAGGAGCAGGTACTGCAGCGTGGACAATTACATTCACACACACTGTAACATTCCCAAGTGCAGATCAAGCACGTTACTTCTGGAACGCCGGAGGCATTGTAAAACTCCAATACGGTAAATCGAGCACAGGCACAGATACTGATCCAGACTGGAACACTCTTGCAGGCTGGTGTGGCAGTATTAATATCACAGGCAGAGCACAAACTATTGCTGCACAAGCATATACAGGTACTACACGTCTTGGTGGCACTGGTGGTACACAAACCACTTTGGCTACGGCTACAGGTTGGTATGCCCTTATCGGAACTCCAACTACCTTATTCCAGTTAACCAATTCTACAGCACCTTACACAGGTGAATACATTCGCACCACAGCCACAGCAACGTCGACTACAGTATTGACCTTGGTCACAACATGGGTTAGTGATGGTTCAAGTGGTGCGGGCACCAGTGCTAACATTTCTGGCGGTACTGCTGTGGGTAGTCCAAGCACCTCAATCGGAGCTGCAACAGCGCCAACTACATTGGTTACTTATATTCCACCAAGTACAACTTACTTGGCAAATTCCTGGGGCACACCTACTATTGCTGCCAGCGTAGCCTAATAGTAACACCAGTATTACCAAAAGCCCCGCAAGGGGCTTTACCTTATCCGCCTTTTGTAGTATAATAAACATATGAATACTGACGAACTTATTGCACACGCCCGTGCCCGTTTTGACCATGCGGCTGCACGACGAACCCTCAAGGAAAAATATCAAGGAAAAATGATATTTGGGTGGAACGGTGGCATGTGGCAAGCAGGCCCAGAATTACAAAACACTCTATTGGCCTGCCCAGGAACCGAAGCTGTGTTATTAGATTTGTATGAAAATCCAGTTAAGGTTGCAACAAGAGAACTAATGACCATGAGTCAAGAACACTGGCAAGAACAAATGAATGCCTGGCTTGCAGAATACGAAGAATTAAACAAAAACAGATGACCACTGGCGCATTAATTTTTGCATTTAACAATGAGCAGACCGATTATGTTGCCATGGCCGAATGGTCTGCTAAAAATATCAAGCGTCATCTCGGCATACCTACACGGATTATTACCAACAATGATGTAAGTACCATGGGAACAAATAGTCGTTACTTCTCGGATTACAAGGCCGATGTTACCTGGCACAACGAAAGTCGCGTAGATGCGTATAGTTTGAGCCCGTGGAGCCGTACACTAGTGTTAGATGCAGATTATGTAGTAGCCGGCAATCAATTAAAAGTATTGCTTGATGCCGATCAAGATTTTCTAGCACACCGGTGGGCATATGATGTCACCGGATGCAATACGTTTGAGGGTCTTAACTATTTTGGTAACAACAATATGCCCATGTGGTGGGCAACTGTGATGATGTTTCGTAAAAGTAAACACGCAGAATTAATATTTGAAACAATGACTATGATTAGAAACAACTGGAATCATTACAGACATTTA